TCCGATTGTAGGACAATAAAAACCGGCAAAACATGGGAGACATTGGTTATAGACTCCACGCCAATCAGTACTTGCATAGTATCCGGCACGACATGTTACCAAAGCCGGCATTGAACATTGCCCGTCCAACAAGTCATATTTCAAAGTACTCGAAACACCATTCCCACAAAATCCAGTTAGAGGAGTAGTTTCATTTGTTCTACATCTAGTTCCAATTAAACCGACTGTTTTATATACAGTAGGTGCTACCATACTTCCACTTGATCGACCTCTATATGTAATTTGTGTGTCGGGACAACTGTACGAATATGCATCAACCTCGCATAGATTGTTAACACATGAACCACTTGGACAATGAGAGTTGGTCGTACACTGTACACAAGTCGTCCCCGTATCATATGGAGCATACTCCGGACATTGACACGTTCCTTGTATACACTTTTTCCCTCCTGTGCAAGACGAGTTAAAGAAACAATAAACACATCTATTCAATCCGAGATTGAAATAAGGTGTCGAAGTCGGACAAGTAGTGCATATTTGTCCAGAACTTAAACATGGAAAACAATCTGCCACAGATGATGCCGGTGTTGATATAATCGTTTGGGGACCCCCACCTGATGTATATCCTGCAGGGCATTGAATCGACGTCGTTGCGTTTGGACAATAATAATTCGCCGGACATCTCCTAATACAGTTTATTCCATCGTTCGCCCATATATATCCTGGTGAAGGTGTTATTAAACAGGCTTGTGGACTACATGATGTCTTACTGGTTCCCCAAATATAACCTGGTTGAGGTATTGGACACTGGTCATAATCACATACATAACCCCCAATATTTTGAGAGTCGGGTTTCCAAACTTGTCCTAGTGGTGGATTAGAACCACACGCCACACATGTGCCTTGTGCGTCTCTACCTTGTCCAGGTTGGCATAACACACATTGATTTCGTCCAATGCCGCATGTTTTTGTTAAACCTTCAGCAGGTGCTGTACCATTACATAGAGTCTCCCAATAGTCTTGTTTACAAAATGCGCATATTGCGGATGTACCAGTTGTAGTTGGTAATGGTGTGTATTGCCATGTAGAACCTGATCCACCAGGTAAGGTCGGGGGAGATAAAAGGCGGCCACCTGTAAAGTCAATGGGATCGGCCGTATATGCCCAAGGTATAGCGCCGAGTGTCCAGTTTGCTCCAGTCCAAGCGTATCCATTATTACATGAACATCTAGTGGAATTTTGACTTGAAGATGAACTTGCTGGACAACTTAAACAAGACGACCCAGATATATATTTATTAGCGGAACACGTCTCACATCTTGAACCGCTCCACCCATTTCTACAATAACAACTGGATTCTGTACCAACTGACGTCCCTCCGTTTAGACAAGGTTGGCAACTTGAACCTACAAGTATATTATTAACTGGACATGTCTGAAAAACGCACGTGTAACTCGTATCTATTGTACGGTTATTTGTAGCAGAGTGAGATCCTTCACACCCTCCTCCAGGTACATTCTGTACTACATATCCGTTTGGACATGAACGAATTCCAGATAATATAGAACATTGTATTTGTGAAGCTGGTGTCGGACAATAATAATTTGCTGGACAAGGTTGTTCAGATTCTGAAAGCTGTGGACAATAACTACCGGGTGAACATTGCATGCATGTTCGTGTGCTGGATGGAGTCGATGTACACGGTGTTACATAAGTACCAGCCGGACAATTGTTAGTGCATACTGTTGTTATATCGTTCCAAAATCCAGGGGTATCGAATGGCGAAAGTACATATTCATAACGATACACAATATTAACATATTCCTCACACGTTGCTGGACCCGATTGTGTAAACCAATTTCCGCTCCAATCAAAACTAGAAAAGTCAAACGATACTGCATAATTTATTCTACAAAATCTGAAACTGGTCGATATTCTAGACGTCCAAGGATATAGACCAGATGGAACTACTTCAGCAGTCCCATTTGAGTTTATTTTCACATATTGTCCATCTTTAATCAATGTTCCTGGATATCCTGGATATTCCAAAGGGTCAACTTGATTAACAAATTCATAATGATTTGATTGAGAAACCTGAAAAACACTATCTCTTGAAAAAAACGTATATTCGATTTTTGTAAATCTTCTGTCATTTGATAAAGCTTTTCCGTCACTCGATACTATACGAAATCCTTCTCGTACAAACGGTACTTGTGTAAAGGTAAATGTATCCGGAGTTCCGTAAGGTGTTCCCGAAGGATGATTTGTCATAGGCCATTTACGAAAACTTAAATAATCTGTCAAGTTATAGAGCTGATCTGTTAATATGGAGCCTTCCCCGAGTCTATCACCCGAACTTCCTAATTGTCCATTGGCCAAAACTTCTGAGATAAGATCTGAATATGAGTAAATACGTGATAAATCTTCTTTACTTAAAAAACCAAACATTGGAACTTCAAATTGTGGATATCCCGTAACAATTCTTTTATTAGAGCCCAACGTAAATAATTTAAATCCCTCCCCGCTTGCTACAGTAAAAACAACAAATGACTCAAAGTGGGATGCAATTTTATAAAACTTTCCAGCTTGAATAACAAGGTTATGATCCGGAAATGTGCCATCTGTCTGGTATTGTAGCTCGGTTATAGCATCCGCAGGACTCGCGTTCCCCTTTGAAACACCAACCTCGTTCGTCGTGACGTGACCGGCCCGGTTATACTTTCTGACTGGACAATACGCACAAGAGTCTATGTCAGACGTTGAAAATGATGCGATCGGGTCCGACGCCGAATCGTTCTCGTTGATGACCCGCGCAATGTCGCGATTGCACGCCGGTGCATCCTCGCAATACGCTCCCTGATTTGTGAGGTCCGTGCCAAGAGGGTTTGTACCAGATGATCTACCCGGTATCGTCTCTTTTACAAACCCCACCTTTTGATCGACGTATTCACGTGTCGTTGTTGCATCCCTTACCAGTTCGCACACGGTACTCGTATCGAGGCCTCCGAAATTGAAACCGGTACAGTTTGGTGTATCGTCGCAACGATCAGCACACTCGTCGACGGTCGTGACTGTTGGTGCGAGCAACAGATTTCCACCCGTTGTGGTGGCCGCCTGAAAATCGATCAGTTCGTAACCGGGTGTCGTCGTCATTAATGGAGGTACAACCCCGGTACCTTCAATGTCGAGCGATCCGCGTGACACATCGTTCGGGTTGTAATACACGTCGACCGTTTCACCGTTCGTGACAGTTCTGTCCCAGGATCCTGTAAACGTGTATGGTGTACCACTCACCGTGTATGTCACCGTAGCGGTAGATTTGCCGGTGCTGTCCGGTCCGGCAACACCAGAAAGCGTACCGGTCACTTTTTCTGGTTTTTTCACCAGCACAGCCGAGTTTTGAATAACGTTCGTGTACGTGTCAACCGTATATTGAACTCGATCTGCCCGGACAGGATTCGCAGCCGTCTCAAAATTATATCCGATAAGCGGGCTTCCAGTGTTGATTGCATTTTGTAAGGGGACTGGTAACATATCGTTCTGGACGGATACGGGTGCTTCGACTGTAGGGCCTGATAAAGGCGTTGTCGACGCTTCGTTCAGTATAGGACATAGTGTGGGGTCACCCAGTGTGACCCCGGTGATGCACGCCGCAGGCTGCCCACTCATACTATATTTGTTTCTTTTTTTTTCAACGTGTATTACAATGGCGGTGGATACGTTTGGTGTCACTATAAAGATTATCAGTGCACTCGCCTTGATATTTTTCGTGTACATATTGGTCGCCGGATCAATCACTCTCGTTCTGTACACCAGGATAGGTCAGGGTGACCCGACAGGTTTCTGGTATACAGACAGAGACAAGCTCAAAAAGTACATTTTCAAATCATGGATCGACTGGGCCGGAACCCCGTCAACCTTTTCTTACTTTTCTCAGTTTGCGGGACTCGGAGCATCGACCGTGTATAAGACGTTTTCGAATGCATCGGTTCGCAATTGTATGTTACAGTGCGAGTCGGCCAACAGTCGTGGAAAGACTGCCAAGTGTGTCGGCTTTGACTTTCAGCAGAGTACATCCAACATATGCACTTTGTACTCGGCCATGGACGGTATCATAGCTGGACCTGGAGGAAATACTCTTTACTTTATTGATGGTTTAGATACCGCAAGACAATATGTCGGATACGCAGACAAAACGATGCCGACATTGGCAACTTCGAACATCATAGAGTCGTCCGAAGGTTTTGGATGTTTCTCAAATTGTAGTTCGAACGCTTCTTGTACCGGACTCTTGTATTCAAACACGAACACGTGTGTGTTGTTCAACTCACCTTTCGATTCGACAAAACTTATTGCCGAAGCAAACACGACAACATATACGATAACGACCCACTCGGGTCTTACGAGTTCCCCGATCCGTTATTATTAGATTTTTTTGACATCATAGTTTTGATGAGGTCGAACACAATGGGACCGATAAGAACGACTATTAAAATACCAAGACCGATCATAAGCCAGGCTCCAAAATCAATATCTGTAAGACCCTCAAGGAAATCGCCAAGAAAGTTGCCAGCAGCGGCACCGGCATCCTCTACAGCCTGGTCGACATGATTTTCGAACGATGTTTTGATGACACCGTAGCCTTTATCAGTCAGGTCAATCGTTGAACTGTCCGATTTTTTAGAATCAACCACAAACTCTTTGTCACCCTTTACTTTCGTGACTGGAACATCAGTTCCGTCCAGCGTGTCAATCGTCGAATCGTGCCACTCTATGTCGTCTGTATCGGTAATTTTTACGGCACTTTCCAATGAACCGGGTGAACCGACTTTTTTGACCGACCATGTCACACCAACCTTTGTTGGTGTTCCGATAGTATATCCAAACACCGTAGTTTTCTCAGCAACTATCCGTTTAAACTTAATTTCGGCACCTGCCGATGCGAGATACGTTGCGAGTGCCGCCGCAAGAATACCTGCGATGAGGGCAGCAGCAACTCCGGCCGCGATAAGTTTGTTTCTGAACGCAGCAGATTTCGCCTTTGCCTCAGCATCCGTCTTTGATCCTGGACCACCGGTATTGTTTGGAGGTTTACCACCACCACCGTCACCCTCCGGTGAACCCGGAGCACCCGGAGCACCCGGAGCACCCGGAGCACCCGGAGCACCCGGAGCACCCGGAGCACCCGGAGCATCCGGTGAACCCGGAGCACCCGGAGCACCCGGAGCATCCGGTGAACCCGGAGCACCCGGAGCACCCGGAGCACCCGGAGCATCCGGTGAACCCGGAGCACCCGGAGCACCCGGACCACCACCAATATTCGGACCACTGAAATTCGGACCACTGAAATTCGGAGCCAGAAACTCTTTCTTGGGCATGACAACCTGGGCGACCGTTGCCAACATTTCTTCTATTGGAGATGGCTGGTCGAGTTCATCTAGAGACGCCATCCTAATTTTAGTCATATAAAATAAATGTTGTACCAGGCGACTGTCAAGCGGGCCTGGTACGACATTCAAGGCAGGAAATACCTGAATATCGAGTTTGACGGAACGACCAAACAAGTCAAGGTGCCCTTTCGTTACGGGCGCGTCATGTGTCACGTGTGCGGCCTGACTCCCGTTCAGGACATGCCTGAAGGGTCAGTACTCGAATGTGTCATCGAACGCAAGACATGGAGTGGTGAAACATTCTGGATACTTCACAGCGTCACCAGCTGTCGGTTACCGACGCGCATAGACGTGTCGACGTGACCGGCCAGCGGACTCGTAAAGTTCCAATCGACCGGAATGGTGTGCAGGAGCATCCATGACGGATCGACCGTGTCGACCGCGACGTACTGTTCGGCAGTCGGGACGAGCGACTCCATCGTCCGGCCACACGTGAGCGTCTGGAAATCAGACGACATCATAATGGCACCCGTCACGTCGTGTGGGCTCTCGATCATCTTGAACACGTCATCCGGTGTAAACACGACGTTCGGGTCGACGCACATGTATGCGTCAAACTCCTCGCCGGCGCATACGGCGAAACACTCTGCCCGGGTAGGCTTCTGGGACACCATCACCTGGTGGCCGCGCTGGGCGCACTTCAGAATCAGGTCAGTCCAGACCATCAGAAAATGGCTCGAGTACGTCTCGCCTGGCAGGATAAAACACAGACGCATTTGGTATACAAGTGTCTCATGTCTCTAACTCGCTCCGGCTATGTCACGACACCGAACAGTGAACTCAAGCGTGAACTTACCGTCCGGGCGATTGAAAATGCGCTCGGTCTTCGTCCGCCGGCGTTCAAGGTGTTTCGCGAAACGAGGAATCATCTGTGCGTTCCTCGATTTTATGGCGAAGAAAAGCTCGGACCGGCCGGACGGGACGCGCGCCCCGATCCTGTTTCAGTCAACGTGACATTCACCGGAAAACTTCGAGATTACCAACAGACGGCCCACGATAAGTACGAAGGCCACGGTGTCCTTTCGCTCGACACCGGTATGGGCAAGACGGCAACCGGTCTCGCAATTGCGTGCACCATGAAAACACGAACACTCATCATCGTCCACAAAGAGTTTTTGGCGAACCAATGGATCGAACGCATCGGTCAGTTTTGTCCCGGCGCGACGGTCGGACGCGTCCAGGGTGACAAGTGCGAACTGGAACACCCGTTCGTCATCGGCATGATTCAGACACTGTGCATGCGAAGCTATCCGGTTGGTACGTTCGACTCGATCGGCATGGTGATTGTGGACGAGGCGCACCACGTGGGCGCGCCCGCCTTTTCACAGGCCATGTTCAGCATGTGCCCCAAGTACACGTTGGGACTCACGGCGACGCCCGACCGAAAGGATGGTCTGACACGTGTCCTGTATTGGTTCCTCGGGTCGTGTTTCTTTTCGCTCCACCGTGAATCGTCAAAAAACGTTCGAGTGTACAAAACCATGTTTGTGTCACCCGAGTACATGCACCCACCACCCGTCTCGCGGATCGGCAAGGTGTGCTTGGCCTCGATGGTCAATATACTTGTCGAAATCCCCGAACGGAACGAACTTTTGTTGGACATTATTCGGGACGTTTCGGTCAGTCACCACACACTCATTCTGACGGACCGGCGTGGACACTGTGAATGGCTCGTCGCGCAGCTCGGGCCGACAAAGGCTGGCCTCTACATGGGCGGGATGAAGCAAACCGAACTGGACGAATCGGCCAAGAAACGGATCGTCGTGGGGACATTTTCATTGGCCCACGAAGGACTTGACATTCCGACACTCAGTGCAGTTGTGCTCGCGACGCCGCATTCGGATGTTCGACAGGCGGTCGGGCGCATTTTACGTGTCGACGGACCCAAGGTTATTTACGACATTGTCGACGCCTGGAGCGTTATGAATGCCATGTATCGAAAACGTCTCAAGATTTACTCAGACTGTGGGTTCCAGACTGAGCACGAAAAAGAGGAGGACCAGACTGCGTCATTGTTTCAGCAAGGGAAATGTATGCTGTCACTAGAAGATGCCTGACGGAGCGTATATTGTCGTGGCACTCGCTTTGTGTTGTCTGATTGCGGTGGTCATCGATCAGATTCGTCAGCAAAATTCGAAACAGGTTGTTCTTTCGATGATGGACCTAAAGGAGTTCAAGGACCTGCCGGTTGAGTTCCGTGGGGCGCTCCGGCGTGTGTTACCAGACCCTGTGCTTATTCGTCAGCAGTGGAAAACTCTCACGCCTGACCAGAAGCGAATGGTTATTCAACAGGTTTCGGGTGTCATCCCGCAGCCCAGGCACCACCACCACCACGCACCGGAACCGACGCCACCGCCTCCGCCACTGGAGCCGCCAAAACCTGAACCGTCGACTTTTAAAAAAGGATTTTTACTGAAGCAGAACAAGAAGAAAGGTGCCAAAAATAAAGAACATGACGAGGTAATTACACTCGGTAGCGTCGGGTCCGGCGAAGATGCCGGCCCGCTCGCGTCTGACGACCGGGACGCGTCTTTTCTGGGGAGTGACGACTAGGTGGTCGTCTTCACCAAATGGCGCGTAGGCCACTCCCATGTTTTATGCATAGACTTTTTCTAGAGAACAACCTCCTTCTTCTTTGCACCGCCGGCGCGTTTCTTGCGCTGGGTTCCGACATTCACTTCGCGCGTGTCCGAACCCATATCGATCGAAACAATATCAGACACCTCGTCATCCTCGACGACGCGCGGTGCTGGCTCGCGCGTCTGCATGGCTGGCGGCGGGCCCATCATACCGAACAGGGCCGACATGTCCATGCCTGGGCCGCGCATCTCACGGCGGCCGTCGACGGACGGAGGAGGTGGGCCGCCCGCCTGGGGTGTCGATGCCGCTTGCTGTTGTGTGCGCTGGACGGCATCCATCATGTTCTTGACCAGGTCGGGATTTTGCTTGAGCACCTTGCCCATGTCTGGCATGGCCGCCTTGAACATGCTGTTGGTCAGGTGGAACATCATGGCCGAACCGCCAACCATCATAATCAGCTTCACCTCGGGTGCGACATTCACCTTGGTGTTGTACTTGGCGTACAGCTCCTCGAATACCGTGTCGTAATCATCCTGATTCTCCATGACGCTCTCGGACCAACCGTCGAGCTGCAAATCGAACGGGTCGAAACGCTTGTTCATAAACTCGAGACCGGTAACGCACGCCATGAGCACACGGCGCTGAAACCGGATTGCACGGTCAACCTCGATCGCATAGGTTAGCCGTTTGTACTCTGTCCGAATTTCCTCAATGTCGCTGTAGACATTCAGACGAGACGAGGTGTGCAGACCACGCTTTGCCAGGCGAGCAATCTTGTTGAGCAGGTCCGCCTTTTCATCTTCGATGGTTTTGTAACCCTCGCTCGGGCCGCTGTTGCCGCCGCCGGAATACTGCTGCTGTTGTGGCTGGCCCTCCTCACCATCGTCGTCCTCGTTCACCTCGTCGCCGCCATCCCACATCTCGGGCATGGGCGGGGGAGGGACGGTGCTCTTGCCAGGGTTGATGAAGGCATCCAGACCGGGGTCCTGAGACGAAAACGTCTGGACGGGGGGTGGACGACGTACGGTACGGTTCGGGGGTGGTTTGCGGACCGGGACCGTCTTCTTCTCAGGTGGGTCGAACGAAATTTCGTCCATCAGGCGACGCTCATCGTCATTGAGGTTCAAGGTCAGTCCGGTATCAACACCCAACTCCATTGACTTTCTTAAAGAAAGGAAGTTACTGGCTTTAACGCAGGTTTTTTCTTTTTCTTGGTTGACTAGTAAACATGAAGGTCTCTAAGATTGTTGTCATTGTCCTCCTGCTCATCATTTTGTACCAGGTGTCCTTCCCGCGCGTGAGCGGCTATGCGGACCTGGCCATCAAGACGTCCCGTGGCGAGCCCTCCGGACTGTTCAAGCTGAAGCACGGTCTGCAGTACACCGCCAGCGGCTTCAACAAGGATTCAGCCTACTACAGCAAGGACCTGACGCCAGGCGGTCTGGGTGGTGACGGTGATTTCATCCGCGGCCAGCAGCGCGACTGGACCATCGAGAAGGGCGTCGGCGGCTCTATCCTGGCTTAGATTGTTCCGATGTATTGATACACGGATGGAAGAGCATCTGGTAGGGCCCTAAAATATTTGCGATTCATTGTATAAATTACTGGAAGATTGTCGTCGTCGCTGATGATGACGGTATCCGGTCGACAAAAGTGCATGACGTTCAGAATGTCCGAACGGACAACGGGTTCGTCATGCCCTCCGTCAACGTGTATCAAATCAAACGTACGTCCTACATTTTTTGAAATGTATTCTGGCAGTGTCTGGCGTGAGTCCCCGTAGTGAATCTTGATACGACCTGGAAACTGTGAATCCAGATACTCAAAACACGGACGTGTGTACGCGTGCCACCCAATGTCAAAGAGTTCGACGGTGCTCGTCGGATTGGACATTAGGTACAAAAGACACGAGTGTCCGGCGTTGAATCCAATTTCCAAAATAGTCTTTGCTTTTTGAGAATAGTTGAACAGGTTCAAACGTTTGGTCAAAAACTCTGACACTTCTCCGCCGTGTTGATACTGGAACCAAAAGACATTTCCCTCGCATGGTTCACCGGTCGTCTCGACAAGCTCTTGGAGTTTCTTGACATGGCGAACAATCTCGTCGTGTTGACTTTCGTAGGTGAACTCTTCACCCATGAGGTGTTTACGGATGAGCGTCCGCATGTTCCAATTGACCCGAACCTCGTGAGACACTTTGTGAGAATACTCTTTGAGTTCCTGAATATTGTTGTTCCAGGCGTTGAGCTGAGCGAGCGCGTCATCGGCCGTGTCGAACACAGCGATACCTTTGACGTGTTGGGCGTTCCCGACCGGCCGGGTCAACACTGGAATGCCGCACGATGCCGCCTCAAAAATTCCCAACGGTCCAGCTTCGAGTTCCGAACAGCACAAGAGTGCGTCGATATCTTTGTAGAGGTCTTTGGGTGGAACATCATTTTTTCCAAAAATGTAGACTGGTTCGAATCCACCTCGTTCACAAATTTCTGTAAACACGGGAAGCCCTTTATTTTTGATATATTCTTCACATGCAGTATAGTCTCCAATGATACCGAGACGACGGATCGGACCGGTCACTTTGTGACCCAACGGAAACACGTCTGTATCGGCACCAAAAGGGCACCAAAATGGGTTCTGGACACCGTATTTTTCCATCTCACGACACGTGTCTCGGCAAACTCCACCGTACCGTGGTCCGTTCTGAAAGCCTTCGAGTGTTTCTTTGAAATTGCTCATGCCTTCGAACCGAGGAAAGTGGCTCACGATAACAAACCGGCGAAGCATATCTGGTGAAGGTTCAATACCAAACGTCTTACCGAAAGACACGAGTGACGTGTTTGAAATGATCGAATCGTACTCTTTCCATTTCTCCTCAACCCATAATTGACGATTTGTCTCAGCGTTCGACCAGTCATAGATGTCAACTCCGGGTATGTATTTTTGGATAGCTTTTGATATACGACCGAGGGCCCACTTTGTCTCGGTCCATATGGCGATCCGTTTTGTCGGCCGGTCAACAGGTGTCATATTTCCATTGAAAAAAGCCTCGTACATGTCGGCGATCCGTTGGGTCGAGAAGTTCACCACGGCCCATGTACGACATTTTACTGGATCAATTTCTTTGATGCGTCGTCCGGCGTCAATCATCTGTTCGAGCGTCCGGCACCGGAAGCCAGTGACGCCGTGGACATTAAACTCTGTAAAAGCCCCCCAGTCAGCCGTAATAATAGGCGTGCCGGACATCATCGCCTCGACGTGCACGCCACAAAATGGTTCGGCGAAGGTCGACATGCATACGACCGCCTTGGCCCGGGCCATGAGATTTTTACGTTGGTCGACGTCGACATGGCCCACGATTTCAAGATGGGGAGGCGGAGGCCACATCTGAACTTCTTTCAGGCCTTCTTCCGTATTTTGACCGGCAATTTTGAGCGGAACGCCGAGTCGTTCGGTCATTCGAATTGCGTGGTCGACACCCTTTGCAGACCCGATTCGACCGACAAACAAAAAATAGTCGTCCCGTTCACTGACCGGCACAACATGTTCAACAAAGTCACTTGTTTCAAAATAGTTTGGAATGACCGCCTCTTTCGACCACGTATCGAGTGGACTGCAGTGACCGACGCGGCCGAGTGACGTGTACGAATGATACATGGCGTACGATTCAAAAATTTTGTATTCTGCAAAGTGCCCATACGGATACCCAATTCCTGGCTCGACCACTTTCATGTCTTTGCCAGCCTGCTCACATATCGCCTTGTGGCCTGCACCCCAGAATGCAAGCAAAAAATCACCAGGTTGCTTTCGGGCACATATTTCACGGACACAGTTTGTGTTAAACTCGGTGTACGCTTCATCGTTCATGTCAAACTTGAACAACTTTGATCTAAAATCGTGTTGGCCGTACGTACGGTCGTATGCTTCCCGACTGAGAACAGTCACGTGCTCACTACACTCGACATCGGAATCTTCGTGACCATAGTGAATGACAGTGTGACCACGAAGAGTCATCATCGAACAAAACTTGAGAACCTTTTGGGTAAACGCACACGCTATATACTCTTTATTTGTTATTGTATGTTGAATACCAATTGTGTGGAACCTCATCTTAAAGATACACGTACGATTCTTTTATATAAAATCTCCGTCTGAATTAGATAATGTATTCGATTACCAATCAGGGTGACGGGTGTTGTTCGTCGTCGCCTATCATTATTATTTCAGGACTTCCAGGTGCCACCGGCGCAACCGGTGCAACTGGATTTACAGGCGCGACTGGTCTCACGGGTTCTACTGGTGCAACAGGCGCAACTGGAGCGACAGGTTTTACGGGGTCGACCGGAGCGACCGGTTTTACAGGTTCGACCGGAGCCACAGGTGCAACCGGAGCGACAGGTTTTACGGGGTCGACCGGAGCGACAGGCGCGACAGGTGCAACTGGTTTCACGGGGTCGACCGGAGCGACCGGTGCAACTGGTGCGACTGGTTTTACGGGGTCGACCGGCGCGACCGGAGCGACCGGTTTCACAGGTTCGACCGGAGCGACCGGAGCGACCGGAGCGACTGGTTTTACTGGGTCAACTGGTGCTACCGGCGCAACCGGAGCGACTGGTTTTACTGGGTCGACTGGAGCCACAGGTGCAACCGGAGCGACTGGTTTCACAGGGTCAACTGGAGCTACAGGTGCGACCGGTGCGACTGGTTTTACAGGGTCTACCGGAGCGACTGGTGCAACCGGAGCGACTGGTTTTACAGGGTCGACCGGAGCCACGGGTGCAACCGGAGCGACTGGTTTTACGGGGTCAACTGGAGCTACAGGTGCGACTGGAGCGACTGGTTTTACAGGTGCGACCGGAGCCACGGGTGCAACCGGAGCGACTGGTTTTACAGGGTCGACTGGTGCTACCGGTGCAACCGGAGCGACTGGTTTTACAGGGTCGACCGGAGCCACGGGTGCAACCGGGGCGACTGGTTTTACTGGGTCGACCGGAGCCACGGGTGCAACCGGAGCGACTGGTTTTACTGGGTCGACCGGAGCCACGGGCGCGACGGGTGCGACTGGTTTTACGGGGTCGACCGGAGCCACGGGTGCAACCGGAGCGACTGGGTTCACGGGGTCGACCGGAGCGACTGGTTTTACAGGGTCGACCGGAGCCACGGGTGCAACCGGAGCGACTGGGTTCACGGGGTCGACCGGAGCCACGGGTGCAACCGGAGCGACTGGTTTTACAGGGTCGACCGGAGCCACGGGTGCAACCGGAGCGACTGGTTTTACGGGTGCAACCGGAGCGACTGGTTTTACAGGGTCGACCGGAGCCACGGGTGCAACCGGGGCGACTGGTTTTACGGGGTCAACTGGAGCTACAGGTGCGACTGGAGCGACTGGTTTTACAGGGTCGACCGGAGCCACGGGTGCAACCGGAGCGACTGGTTTTACAGGGTCGACCGGAGCCACGGGTGCAACCGGAGCGACTGGTTTTACAGGGTCGACCGGAGCCACGGGTGCAACGGGTGCAGAAGGTGTCACAGGTGCGACCGGACTTCAGTATATAGGTGCGACTGGTGCAACCGGTGTCGGTACTGCACCAGCCGGAAATCCGGGCGAAGTCGTCTATCTCGTGTCGTCTGGTGTTGCCGCGGCGACCGCAAACATCTTTTTGAGCACGAGTAATCTTGTCGGTGTAGGCACAAACACACCAACCTCGAGTCTCCAGGTTGTCGGAAATGTGTACGTATCGAACGCCGTGACGACAACAAACTTGTTTGCAAACACATTAACGTTAACAGGCACAGGAGGTCAAACGACTCTGAATGTCCGGAACAATGTATTTGTTTCTGACACCGTTACCAAAATGATAGACAACACCTCTCTCGCGATGTATGTCGGTGGAGGTACAATTTCATCAACTCTTTCTCGTGCTATTAATACATACTCTACATCTTATCCCAATTTTTTAGCGACCGGGGGGTCTCAATTTTATTTCAACGACACGGCTATACAAGCCTTGACTCCACAAACAGTCACGAATTTCGGGTGGTCATCTGCTATGAGCGCCGACGGAAACACGGTAATAGTTACGGGTTATGGTTCAGGTTTAGCACCTTACGTTTACCGGTTTACGGGTGGGTCTTGGGATTCAGGGACGCCTCTGACTGGACAAGCAGTCACGTTTTTCGGGTGGTCAACTGCTATGAGCGCCGACGGAAACACGGTAATAGTCACGGGTCTAGCTTCAGGTTTAGCGCCTTACGTATACCGGTTTACGAATGGGTCTTGGGATTCAGGAACGGCTCTGACTGGAAAATCAGTCACGAATTTCGGGAATTCATCTGCTATGAGCGCCGACGGAAACACGGTAATAGTCACGGGGCAAATTTCAGGTGGAGCGCCTTACGTTTACCGGTTTACGGGTGGGTCTTGGGATTCAGGGACGGCTCTGACTGGACAAGCAGTGGTCGACTTCGGGCAGTCATCTGATATGAGCGCCGACGGAAACACGGTCATTGTCACGGGACGAACTAACACCGGTATGACACCTTACGTTTACAGGTTTACGGGTGGGTCTTGGGATTCAGGGACGGCTCTGACTGCACAAGACCCCGCGTATTTCGGGAATTCAACTGCTATGAGCGCCGACGGAAACACGGTCATTGTCACGGGACAAGCTTCAGGTTTAGCGCCTTACGTTTACCGGTTTACGAATGGGTCTTGGGATTCAGGAACGGCTCTGACTGGAAAATCAGTCACGAATTTCGGGAATTCATCTGCTATGAGCGCCGACGGAAACACGGTCATTGTCACGGGACAAGCCAACACCGGTATGACACCTTACGTTTACAGGTTTACGGGTGGGTCTTGGGATTCAGGGACGGCTCTGACTGCACAAGCAGTCATAAACTTCGGGAGTTCAACTGCTATGAGCGCCGACGGAAACACGGTCATTGTCACGGGACGAACTAACACCGGTATGACACCTTACGTTTATGTATTAGGACCTAGGTTTCAGGTGAACAACACGATTAATGTGTACAATGGAATGCTCGGTATAGGCACCACAGCGCCGACAGCCACCCTCACAGTCAGTGGGAACTTGTATTACAACGAAGACTTGACGAAACGCGCCCCACACATCATTCCCACCGTGGCAAATGCAACCGTAATCCAAGCGTGGATATCAGCGACGTGTAATGTCATCGACCAACAAGGGTCGTTCTGGGCACCGAGTTCCCGTCCGTCATTTGCAAACGTCGCAACAGGTCCGGTTGGAAGTAGTGCCTATGTTGGCTCGGTAAGTCTTCCGGACGGTCGTATTCTCTTTGTACCGTACAGCACAACAACGGTCGGTCTTTTCAATCCTTTTACGAACCAGTTTTCGGCAGTCACACCGACAAACTTTTCAGGAATAGTCGCACCGCGTTTCTACGGTGGGGTCGCCGTCCCGTCCGGAAATGTTATTTTCGTTCCGTATACGAGTTCAAACATAGGTTCGTACAACCCAGCAACAGGAGTCTATGCAAATGTGTTCCGGCACAACATTAAGACGCCAGTGTTCAGAGGAGGTGTTTTGGATGGACAATCGAACGTAACGATGGTTCCCACTACTGGACATTCAAACATATGTGCGTACAACGGAGCAGCCGGTACATTTGCAAACATGGTTTCGACCGGAACATTGCTCGGATTTTCTGGTGCGGTGTTGCTTCCAACCGGTAACATCATGTGTATTCCAGACGGTACTTCAAATATCGTTCAGTACAGTCCGACCGACCGTACGTATTCAAATTCGACCATAGAGTCAAGTGGATTTCAGGGGGGTGTACTCACGCCAAATGGAAATGTCGTGTGCATTCCAAATACAAACGCGAATGTCGTCGTCGTCAATCCTTCTGGAAATCCACCGTACGCCTTCTCGAACATTCAAGTTCGTAGAGCAGGCGGAGGTGGGTTTGCTGGAGGAGTACTTTTACCATCCGGGAATATCGTATGCGTTTCAAACACAAATTCGAACGCCGGTATGATTGATCCTTTTGTGCTCACATATTCGAACATTGTGCCACAAAGCGGTGTAGCCCAGTTAGGTTCGTACTTTGGTGGTTCACTTTCAATCGATGGCCGAGTCATATTTTGTCCACACAGATCGACAAACGTCGCATGTCTGACAACGACGACGCCAGTCATTCCAGAATTACGCTTGGCGCCATATTTTAATAAACTCTAATAGAACATGTCGGAGACTATTCATTATGGGTTGAAAAACCTCGTTGATATCGGGAACGTTGGTATTGGGACGACAACCCCTGTAACTGCACTTGACGTTGTTGGGAGTATTCGCCAGAGCGCACTCCCAGTGCTTTATGTATACAAAAGCGGAGGGGACCAGACTATAGCAAAAGTAGCTACAGCCATCACGTTTCCATCTACAACTTATAATACTCAGTGGACTCTTACGTCAACGTCTCGTTTCACACTCACGGGTCCATCCGGGTATTATTTAATACGGGCACGATTACAATCAACTAGTACATTTGCGTCTCTAGGTGCTTCAATAAGAGTGAACGGAACTGAACGCGGTGTATCGTATAGCACCTGTACAGGTGGTGCTAACAATGTGAGTATCTATGCAGAAATTGCGTGGTTGTTGAATACGAATGACTTTATTGAAGTATTTGGAATTCCATCGGGTTCACTAACTATACAATCGGCAGGTGATGCTCGTACGGCACTTCAGGCTGTTTATTTATCTGGGACAACATAAACTCTAATAGAACATGTCGGAGACTATTTATTATGGGTTGAAAAACCTCGTTGATATCGGGAACGTTGGTATTGGGACGACAACCCCTGTAACTGCACTTGACGTTGTTGGAAGTATTCGTCAGAGCACACTTCCAGTGCTTTATGTATACAAAGGTACAGGGGTCAATCAGTCTGTAACAACAGCTACAGCAGCCATCACGTTTCCATCTACAACTTATAATACTCAGTGGACTCTTACGTCAACGTCTCGTTTCACACTCACGGGTCCATCCGGGTATTATTTAATACGGACACGATTATCCTCAACTACTGCATTTTCGTACCTAGGTGCTTCAATAAAAGTGAACGGAACTGAACGCGGTGGTCCATATAGCAACGGACCGGGTGGTACTGCCACTGCGAGTACCTATGCAGAAATTGTGTGGTTGTTGAATACGAATGACTTTATTGAAGTAGTTGGAATTCCATCGGTTACAGTAACTATACAATCGGGATCTGATACTCGTACGGCACTTCAGGCTGTTTATTTATCTGGAACAACATAAACTCTAGAACATGTCGGAGACTATTCATTATGGGTTGAAAAACCTCGTTGATATCGGGAACGTTGGTATTGGGACGACAACCCCTGTAACTGCACTTGACGTTGTTGGAAGTATTCGTCAGAGCACACTTCCAGTACTTTATGTATACAAAGCTCAAGCTCCAGGCGATCAGACTATAACAGTAGCTACAGTCATCGTACTTGGCGGTACAAATTATAATACTCAGTGGACTCTTACGTCAACGTCTCGTTTCACACTCACAGGTCCGTCCGGGTATTATTTAATACGGGCACGATTACAATCATCTAGTACATTTTCGTACCTAGGTGCTTCAATAAGAGTGAACGGAACTGAACGTGCTGTATCGTATAACTTCGCTCCGGCAACTACTAGATATACGACTAATCATACAGAAGTTGTATGGTTATTGAACACGAATGACTATATTGAAGTATTTGGAATTCCATCTGCTTCACTAATTATACAATCATCAACGGCAGGTGATGCTCGTACGGCACTTCAGGCTGTTTATTTATCTGGGACAACATAAATGGTCGACATCACAGTCACATTGACACCTGTCCAGTATAAGGCTTTCCAGTATATTGCTTATTCACCAGAAGAATGGATTCAAAATGCAGCAACATCCAGGGCGTTATCAGCGATTGATGAAGTTGTTAAAAATGAAGTTCAAAGAATGATGAACGATCCGACCGTGACGATTATTCCAGCGGACAAAGATACTATAGTGATGAACTGCATACAACCTACTGCTCAGGAGACACAAGATGCACAGCAGATGGTCTAACCGCACAGACCGCGCATTTCCGCGTAGCTCATATTCCCATCGACAAACTTGGCCATTGCGGTCGTCTGGACCGGGTCATTTACAATCTGGGTGCAATGACCCAGTGTCTCGTCGTAATTGTAAATCTTTTCAATCTCGGGCAGCTCGAGAACCCATGCATTCTCCTCTGGACGCCACGACATCTTCTTGACAAAAGGGTCGGACGGCGCCTTCTCGTACACCTTGATAGTCCCGGTCCGGTTGTCAATCCACATTACGTAAATGGGGCGTGTTGTGTTTATACACTTCGAGCACGTCGTGAATGACCGGATGACGCACGACGTCGGCCGTCGTAAACTCGACGTGCTGAATAGACTCTGGGATGTGAAAACTTTCGAGTCGGTGCACAAAATCACTGAGACCATTATTCTCAAACCCGCGGTCATGCTGGACTGGATCTCCAGTGACCACGAGTTTTGAACCTTCGCCGATGCGTGTAAGCACCATACGCATCTGATTCGGCGTCGCGTTCTGCATCTCATCAGCAATAATCCATGAACGGTCAAACGTTCGGCCGCGCATGTACGCCAACGGACACACTTCGATTGTGCCATCGTACATCATTCGGTCAAGTTGACTTTGTGAATAGTACCGACGGAGCGCATCAAACATCGGTCGGGTCCACGGTGTCATCTTCTCCTCGAGCGTTCCGGGCAAAAAACCATGTTGCTCATCGACCGAGACGGCCGGTCGAGTCATGATGAGTCGTTCAACCTTTTTTTTAGCGAGCGCCTCTGCACCAATGTGACACGCCACCAGTGTCTTTCCCGTTCCGGCAGGCCCGGACGCAAACACGATGGGCGGTTTGGGCACCTGCAGGAGCGAAACAAACAGACGTTGGTTGGCCGTCCGCGGAAGCATCTCTATACTCTATACAATTTCTGTGTTTATATCAGAATGGAGTGCATGCCATTGACCACAGAGGCTAGTCTGTTCAACAGGGATAGTATGAGATTGAACGGTCCGTCGATGATTATTATTTTTTGGCTTTTTATATTTGCGCTCACCCGTTTGGTTGGTCTAAAATGGTCAGTGATTACACTTGTTCTCTTATATGTCGGCGCGGTCATAGTTCGTTCAAAAGAATTTAAAAAACAATTTCCTCAGACAGATTTTTCAAATGTAAAAGAGGGTGATGTGATTGTAGTCTGTCGCGGTGGAAAGGGTGGAATGGCATCTGATGTATCTGAATTGTACATGTATCACATTTTTGGTTTGTTATTTACCGGATCGATTTTTGGTCACGTCGGTCTCGTGTTTCGAGATGTCGACAATGTTCTCAAAGTTGTCGATGTTCGTTTAAATCTCGATTCGGCTGATGGTTCACGTCATTTCGTCTGTACAGTTCCAGAATTTGACCAACAATATAAAGGTGTAAAGTATCTCACGTCTCGCCCTCCTTTGACCAAGGATGAAAGTCGACGACTCACTGAAGCAGTTTACGACATCGCACCACACATAGGTCACTGTCAAGATTGTTTCAATCCGTTTCGGCTTGCCGCAACGCCTTCAAATACTGCATCTCGTGAAGAAATGTTTCGATTTGGTAAACAGTATGGTTATGGATGTGCCGAAAACATTGCAATGATTTTAAGATGGGCACAACTTGATGCACCCTCACAACGATTTGTTTTACCACATCATTTTACTTTCTAAACATTATATAATGCTGTGGTATGTTTCACAATCGCCCATTGACGGTGTCGGATTGTTTGCGTCCGTTAATGTGTTCCCAATGGACGTCATCGGGGTTGCCATTGATTCAAATAGAGTCATAACACCTATGGCTTCTAAAATAAACCATTCATGGTCACCAAACTGTCGGTTATCTTTTCAAAACAATCAATGGTTTTTGTACAGTTTTCGACCAATTCCACAGGGGAACGAGCTCACGGTCGATTATCGCGACACACCCGACTTTATTCTTAAACCAAATCCTCAGTGGGGTTAAAATGATGACTCTCTGTCAGAGTATGTTTGCAAAATGGAGGACACCCCACGGTCCCGGGACGCACGTCCTCATGGACGGCGGGATTCTTGACGTGCCGCTCGACCAGGTGGACTCGTTCTATGTCGAGTACATGGCTGTCATTCGAAAGGGAAAACAGCGCGTCTATGTCGTCGAACAAAAAACGGACGTCTTTCGTTTCTTTGTCGACCTGGATTTCAAAGACTCGGAACCGTTGAGCGACACTCTTCTTTTGGAGACTCTCCAAAAAATGTGCGACGTGGTGCCGGGTCGGTGTATCGTCGCGCGCGCACCGGTTCGCGAGGTTGACGGGCTCCAAAAGTCCGGCGTCCACATTCACTGGCCGGACACGCTGGTCACGCGCCAAGAGGCGCTCGCCTACCGAACCAAGATTCTTATGGAACTTGACGGTCCAGAATGGGCCGATTTCATCGACGCGAGTGTCTATGGCGGAAGCGGGCTACGCATGCTCTGGTCACACAAAAAACCGACCGGTGATCCGTATGTACCATGGGAGCCCGGAGAGGCTGTCCCGGAACTGGACATTGAAACCCTTCGACTGTTCAGTATTCGCACGAACGAGGTGCGGCCGACAATCCAGGATACCGGGTCGCATGACGCACTCGAGGCGTATATCCAAAAGTATATTCCGGGTCAGGCGCGCGCGCACGTGAAGCGCGTGGGGCAAAAGGGGTCATCCAGGTGGGTCCAGACCGATTCACACTTTTGCGAAAACATCAACGCCGAGCACAAATCGAATCATGTGTGGTTTTCAATCTACGGCGATCGGATATGTCAGATGTGTCACGATGCCGATACGTGTCACGGGTTTGTCGGTAAAGAGTACATACTTTCTCCCAGTATAGTAGATGATCGTCCAGTGGTTAGTGCTCCTGGCCCTTCTATTCTTAGTCTTCTTCCCGGGCATTGGTTCCCTGAAGCCTCCACGAACAATAGCGAGTCGGTACATACGGGCGGTCCATCCGTACTCGGGTCTCGATCCAGTAACGTGGGGTCACTTCAAAACAAACATTCAAGTGTTCGAGGACGAGGAGGACGTGGCCGTGGCCGCAAAGGCCCTCTACCACGCGACGGAGAATATTCGTGATTTGGGACTTTCGATTCGACGCATGGACGACAGTCACATCCAGGAAGAACTTGACGACCTGGCAGCCCGTCTCGGTATCGAAGGCGAGTATGAGCTGTACACTTCGGCAAAGAAGAAGGGGTTCTATTTCTTTCCACGATACTTAAACGAAATGCACGAAGATGAAATAGATGCCCCGATTGGCGAAGAAGCGCTCCGTCGAGGCGGCACCGTCGGCGACCCCGGAACCCACTTCCCGGCCCCTCGATCAGGCAGTGGAGGAAAGCCAGGTGGTTACGCGGACTCGTTCTGGCCGAGCAGTGAAGACGCCAGTGCGGTACGTGCCGGTTGAGGTGTGCGATGACGACTTTGACGAGGGTGACTATGATTCGACGGATCTGTCGGACGTTTCGTCGGAGGCATCATATGATTCCGAGGAAATGACGAGCGAGTCGGACGCGGACGACAATGGCAACCTTGATGGATTTGTCATTGAAGATAAAACGGACGCAAGTGATATAGAGAGCGATGTTTCAGGCTCCTCCTCAGAGTCCGACGAGTAATGAGGTTCAGGAGGAAGAGGAAGAGTACTATCCGCACCATCCTTCGATGATGGTTCCGCCTCCTCCCCCGCCACCGCCACCGCCACCTAAAGAAAGTTTTCTGGATGGCATTTCGAAAACTGTATTGATTTTGATTTTTGTCGCATTTATTTTTGGACTTATGCTCGGAAAGTCGATGACCCCCGTTGTGCTTCGGGGATAGTTAACCGGATGCTGTCGTATTTGATGTTATGCCCGGAAGATATGTCCCGGTTGATTGTGTCGGGTTGTACTCGTACTGTTCATTGGCCGGTATGACCGTCATGATGGCCGTCCCGGACCCGGACTCCATCCCCATGAAATCACCCATGTCAGATCCGGCGTACGCGTTCGACTGAAAGTTGTCCGATAAAGGGTGTTCGCGCATGTTGAGCCAGCCGCTCGCATCCTCGAACACGTCGCTCTGGATCGGAAACGTATTCGAATCAGAAGTAAAGGTTGTCGGGGTCACGTCATACGGCAAGACCGTGTCGGCCGTACGAGGTGGAGCGTAACAACTTCTGGATGGTTTACTCAACATGTATGCGACGGTGACAAACAACACAAACAAGCCAATGTACAAAAGCACCTTCATCTACACTATGATGCGAAAAAAACCTACTTCAGGAGACCCGCGCCACCTGCTCCGACTGGCTCGGGTGCCGGAATATCACCGAGTACCACCGGCGGTGCTGCCGCTGCACGGTCCTCCGCCTCCTTGCGCCGACGCTGAATCTCCGCCTCGATGCGCAGGTCAGCCTTGGCAACCAGCTCCGTCATGTCCGCATCGGGAAACTCCTTGCGAAGCTCCTCGATGAGCTCAGCCGGGTGAGGAATCGGCGGCACGTCGGGCTTGCTGTAATACTTGCTGTTCTCATCCCCGGGCTCGATGTAGGGCGTCTCGCTTCCCTCGATGGGCTTGGCCATCATGTCACGCTTGCGCTTCTCGAAATGAGAAGCAGCCTCTTGCTGGTTCTTGCGATACTTGGACATAATCTCTTCGAGCTTCTCGTTCTGGTAGTGTGTGTCCTCAATCTGGTCACGGTCCGGAGGAATCAGCAACCACTTGTACATGTCGACGACGTAAATATCAATCAGAGCATCCTCCTTCTGAAGGCGCTTCGCATGGCTGGCCGCCTCATCCTTGGTCGCAAAGCAACCGCGAATCTTCAGACCGAGCTTCTCATTCTTCTGGGGCATGTCCGGGCCAACCATAGAAATCAGAGCAAACATCTGTCCGGGGACCGTCAGGAAATCCTGCTCGAGCATAGCCATATAAACATAACAGGCGTTTTTGTTTTAACTAGAAAACGCAACATGGACGACCTTCGTCGCGCCCACAACAAATACAAGAACGACCTCATCATACAATGTGTCCGGCGCGGGAACACGGTGCTCGATTGTGGGTGCGGTCGCGGCGGCGATTGGTCCAAATGGAAAAAGGTGGGCGCACGCGTGACGGCGGTCGACCCGGACCCGGAGTCTCTCCAGGAGGCTATCCGACGTGCAGAAGTGCACGGTGTCTCCGGTATTTGCATTCACCAAGGGGATATTCGGAATGTCACCGGAGTGTTTGACGCCATTTGCTACAACTTTTCGATTCATTACATTCGAAACTCGCTCGAAGAATCCGCCAAGGCGCTTGCGCGTCGGACTCGCCTTGGCGGACTTTTGTTTGGCATTACACCCGATTCGGACCGAATGTACACATTTATTTCACCGGACATTATCGGAAACAGTGTGACGCTCGATGGCGACCACGCGTTTGTTCGATTGGTCGACGGCCCCTTTTACAACGGCAACGGACGCCTAGAGCCTCTCATGAACCGAACGATTCTCGAGACGGCGCTCTCACGGTGGTTCACGTGCGAAGTATGGGAACCGATGTGTCCACCGACCGAACTCATCTCGGACATTTATTCAAAGTTTGTCTTCAGGCGGAAAAATGTGCCGCCTTAGTAGGTATGATTGTCTTGTTTGTCCTGTCCATTGTGCTGACAATCATCGTAGCATTGCTTCAAGAACATCATATGCTCACGGAACTCAAAGGCCGGTACAACTTACTTATCAAACATCTCCAAGAGACGGACGCGGTCGACGAACGGTTCAAAATTCTTCGGACACGTCGGCCCATTCTGACCGGGATTGACAGTCGGCGTATGAATAAAGGAACAATCGGATACAATGTGAACAAGGGGTACGAAATTTACATTTGTCTCGACGGGAACAATGTAAATGCCGCAATGCACGTGCTCATTCACGAGCTCGCCCACATTACCGTTCCAGAATACGACCACTCTGAAGCGTTCTGGCAAAGTTTTAAAGACTTACGAACGTTGTGTACGACACTTGGTCTGTACTCTCTGAATCAAAATCAACCGTACTGTGGTGGCGAGATTCACGACTGATTCTCGAGGACACGGTTTGCAACGTAAAACACAATCGCGGCGATCAGGGCCGTGACGACCATACCGGTCAACGACAAAGCACCACTGTCGCCCATGAAGTTGGGCACGACGGTCGAAAGCTTGTCCTGGACCGGCTTTGAAAAAGCGACAACGGCCGCGATGCCAGCCACCAGTGCATGAAGCTGCTCCTTCGTCAGGCCCATGGGCATCTTGGACGCCGTGCTGGGCTCGACCTGGACAACACCAGGGCTAATACCCATGACACGGTTATTCGAGGGGGATCTGTACGGACCAGTCAGGCCGGGAGTTTCCTCACTCTCAAACGCGGCCGATGGCATGACGTCCTGAATCGGCGTCGAAAAGTCCATTTCTATTGGACCAGAGTTTTTTTGGTCCGAAAAATCGAGTGGCGAAGATCCTGGTTCTGGTTCAGGAATGTCCTCGACATTCGGTATGTACTGGATAATTTGTGGTGCACCATTAAACTCGAGATTTTCAATCATCGGCATGCTTCTAATGGTGTCACAGAGTCTTTTTGCGTTTCATCAGCGCACAATTATTTCCTCTGCATGTATTACGAAATGGGTACCGGTTGGGCGCCTGCTCCCGAGCCCGAGCCCGTTGTGGTCGTTCCCGAGCCCGAAGTGACTGTTCCCGAGCCGGAGCCCGAAGTGCCTGTGGCTGCTCCAGTTGTCGAAGAAGAGGAGGAGGATGTGCCTGCTGAGGAGGACGACGAGGAGGATGTGCCCGTTGCTCGTTCGGCAGCTCTGATTGAGGAGGCGCTGAATGCAGGCGCCTCTACACTTTCTTCACAGTAACTCCAGACGACCCCTTCTTTTTAATGGGTGTCGCGCCGCTCGTAGGTCGAATGACGTGCATCGGGTTGTAGTTTTTTTGGTGATACTGCCACATCTGTTCGGAGCCGATCCGGAAACCCTTGCGGATTGGCGCTTTGTAATGAAACACACAGTCTTCAATGCGGTTGGATTTGCTCGTATTGTCCAAAACGAGACATTCAAAGTTTTCGGTACAGGCGTTCATCACCTGGCAAAACATGTCGAATGTCGGAAAAACTCCAAAAAACGATTTGTACAGACGCTCTCGGTTCTGAATAACATTTTCGCGCATCACAAACACGTAATCGACGTTGGCGCGCAGGTCCGGACTCAAGTCCATACAGTACTGCATGGTCAACGCAAAAAAGATTTTCCAGTGTCGCCCGTTCATGAAACATTGTCTGATACACACGTCTTTCATGAACGCCTTGTCGTACATACAATCGTCCATGAGCAGGAACGCTCCCGACTTTCCGCCGGCACCAACCAGTCGCCGCTGGCGCTCCAAGACCTTTTCGATCGCTTCGCGGTTATAGTCACCGTAGATGAACAGGTCTGGCACAAACTGTTTGTAGTAGTGGTTTCCGTCTTCGGTACCGGACATGACGATACCGACCGGAATGTGCCGTTTGTGATACATGATGTCGGTCACGAGCGTAGACTTGCCTGTACCACGCTTTCCGATAAACACACACACCTTGTCGTCTGCAATTTTGCTCGGATCAAATTTGCGGAGTTGCAAACTCGTCATCCCTAATGTACACGTCTAAATTTGGCCAAAACAAAAAACGCATCCCCTGATAGAGGAGCGCCATGTCTGGTGCCCAGGTTCAGCTTGAGGCCGGCGGAACGTTCGTTCAGGACCCTCAGCACACTTTGTTCTCTCGAAAGTACGACACTCGTGAAGTGTACGTCGCCGAATCGTTCGAGGTTCCGTTTGACAAGTCTGTGCCGGCGTTTGGCGGTACGGCCTCGGCCCGTATTCCACCAAAGGGTGATCTGGTTCGACGCCTCACGGTCCGATCTGAACTTCCACAGTTGTACACACCACTCGGACCAGGGTACGTCTACCCTCAGTATTCTGACGTAGTCGACGGACAAATCTACGTCCAGACAAACACGCTCGCGATTCAGCCGGGTGATTTCGTCGGCTACTTTAATACACAATTCCTTTCGGCATGGACGACAAACTTTGTCGGATATTCGAATATCAATGTCACATATGATGATACAATCAACAAGTTTGTTTTCACGGGCGTCTATTCGAACATCTTTTTCCAGAACGAAGCCAGTGCCTCATTTTGGGGGTTTGATGTTCGGGATCCCGACTTTTTTACAATAAATGGTGGCTATCCGGCGTACAACTTTACGGGCGGTACGCTGACTGCACCACTGACGCTCGTACAAGCGGGTTGGATCCGCGGGTTTACACCGCCGCCGTCGAACGGGTTTTCGTATGTCGATTCGGTTGCGACCAAACTCGTCAAGAGTGCGACGTTGACCGTCGGCGGACAGACCATCGATCGTCTGACGAGCGAGCGACTGTATCTCGAACAGGACCTCGGTGTCGCCTACGAAAACCAAGCCGGTTTGACGATTCTCGAAGGCAAGAACGATACGTCGGTCGTGTCGACCCCTCGAGAATACTATACAAAGTTGTCGTTCAACATGGACACACTGAACATGAGCGAACTCTACCGGAACGATGTCCGGGTCGATATCGAATACGAAAAGTTTGAGAATCTTGCGGCGAGTCCAATCCTATCGAACGGTTTTCTTGACGGTGCTTCGTACGTCACATCGAATCTTCAGGCGATAACTGCCGACGGAACTCAAAACTTTGATCCTACATGGGCAATCGGCTGGAAAAACTATGTCATCATGGGTCCTTTACTGAACAATTCATTCAGGTTTTATAATCAGGATGACGGGACATTTTATAAATGGACGCCCGGAAGTGGTTCAGGTGTATTCATAACTACAAACGGCGGAACACTCTATGGTTCCACAGGTACATATCTTATAAAAGCTTTGATTTCGACAATACTTTCATCGAGCACAACACCGTGGACAACTAGTACATATAGTTTTTTTAGCGCATTCCCATCAAACGACCCTGCCGACGGGAGAATTAATGTTATTCTTACAGATGCTCGTTATGCTTACATACAGTACTCTGTGAATTATTACATTATGGGTTCGACATATACGAGCTGGGTCAGTGGTTCACTCGATGGAACCCAAAAAATATGGACAGTTGTGTATCGGTTTTATAACAAAACGGCACCTTTATCAGGATCGGACCAGACGGCCCTTCAAAGTTTTTGGACAAGTTATGCGGGAGCATTTTCAAGTGCGGTCATTTCTTCAATGGTGCAAAGTGGGTCAGATGTTCTAGTCACCGGAACATTAACATATCCTGTTGCGACACCTGGCAACACACCCGGGCTCGATGTTCATAAAAATTTGATGTGGATGCGGTATGACACGACTGCCGATTTTGATTCATCAAGTTCTTATACGTACACGCTAACGTCCGGTGGACTTCCTGCATCGGTCAAAGACGTTTTTCCTACATATTATGAACCAACACCACTTACAAACACTGGTTATTATTTTGGATCTACGTTCGACGGTCGGTATATATATTTTCCAACCGTGGGTTCTTATATCGCCAAATTGGATACTCAAAGTTTTCTGAGTACGACAGCGTACACACAAGTCGATGGCGCCATTATCACACCAAACCCAGTTTATAATTTAGAAGGGGCACCATTGATATCAGATGGTCGATATTTGTATTTTTCATCTTCATCTCTACGGGGTTTAACTGGAACATTTTCAAGATATGATTCAACACAACTCATCGACCAACAAGCCTCGTGGGAGTTTTATACCGGTGATACGGTAATTCGTGCCAATGATTATGAATATAGTATTCCTTGTGGGTTTGACGGAAAGTATATATACTATCATACAGCGTCTGTGATTCAATCAGGTACGTTTCCAGAAACGGACTTTTCAAGAAAAACGTTGTGGCACAAATACGATACGACAAAACCTTTCGACGCTACCAGTTCATGGGAATGGATCGATTTCCGTATCAACAGTGATAATACACTTGCTATATCTGGTTCGGATGGTTCCAGTCCTCAAATTACAATGCTGGCACACCGTTCAGATTTAACCACATCAAGCCCGTATTATAACGCAGTCATTCGCAGAACGCGTTTCATTATAGGTTCAAGATATATATACATCGTAGAAGTTGACGGACGAGGGTTTTTGGCAATTTTACAAGATTTCATCCAGTACAATCCGGTCACAATGTCGAACGTGCTCAGTTCGTCCAGTATCATCACCAAGTACGAAAAGTACACCACGCCGCCCAAAACAGGCAAGATGCTCTACGGACAGACGGACGTCGAAACGTTTACGATTCAACCGGGTGCACAGACGAGTGAGTTCCAACTTCGGTTCCTCAACCCGGTTCGGGAACTATGGATTTCGGTCGATGCTCCGTGTGTCATCCGGCGACTCATCCTTCGACTGAACGGTGAAATCCTGGTCGACGACGACCAAGTCACGACAAAGACCATACGGGCATTCGAAAGTCACACATATGTAAGCAGCAACGTCGCCGTGGTCAACTTTGCACTCGACCCAGAAACGCCAACGCCGTCCGGCTCATTGAACATGTCGCGAATAGCATCACCGATGCTCGAGATTCAACTCGTGGACATCCCCACCGCCGCCGCAAATGTTCGCGTGTACTC